ATTATCCTATGCACAGAATGCGGAGACTGCCGCTTGGTGACGATCCTTTCACTTAGGCAGTTAGCTTAATGGATCTGGATTAGATCTCTCGCTGCCTTCGGTAGCCCAGCTGGTTCTGCAAGCTACAAGGATGTCCTACCGCCGTTGTTATTAATGTGGTACGACTCTGGAACCACTTTTGACAAGCTCTCGATCAGCTTGTTGCCTTACTTGATCAGAATCTTATTCTGATGGTTCATGGGGACGGGGGCGTCCACACCGATACTGTAGAGGTTCAAGAAATCCTTGAGAGTGGTTGTGAAATTGAGCTTGTCAAAAAGTAACCTTGGGACTTCAGTGTTCTCGTCTCGCACTACTTGCATCTGGCACAATCCATAAACGACGTTCCTTTCGTCTTTAGGGTGCTCAGCATAGTCACGGACAGCACGTGTCTTCTGACTAATCTCAGTCAGGAGTTCGCATTTCGGCTTGCGAGTCAGGAAGAACGTTATCGCCTTCAGGATGGCGTTGTGGTTAAGATGTTCACCCAGGTTGCTGCTGTAATCTGCAACGGTGTACTTCGCGTGGAATGCGTCCTTGTTCATCCGATGCACCAGTTATTCGAAACTGTGCAGAATTTGGAAGTCACCGCTCGTCATCTGGTCTGGCTCTTTGTACAACGTGTCCAAATAGTTGTAATTCTCCTTGATCACATCGTTCGACTATTACACGGTTAGTTCAGTTCGCAGCCGGTCAGCGTAAGTCGCTCGACGATTATCAGCTCGGTTGATATTCGCACACCGACGAGCGGTAGTCTTTGCCGACATCCTCTCGCGCGCCTTCCTTGTCTGGCGCGCACTCTCGGACTCACCCGCCTTGCTGGGACGAGATCCGGTTTTCTCGAAGAGCACCCTCTTGGCGTGATTCTTGCCCTTGGGGAGGGGTGCGACTGGCTGCTTCTTCTTCGCCTTCTTGACATTTGCCTTCCTCTCCGTATAGACGTTTGCGCGTTTTGGAATGTCATAGCGCACCAATTCTTCGTTCCAATCCAAACGGAATTTGCTGGCCACGCTGAAAACATCCTTGACTTTCTTCAAGTTCCCGAGGACTCCGGCATGCTTGTTCCAGCAAACGATGGCGCTTCCAGTCTCAGGAACTGACAGCAGTGTGGACTCCGCAACATGGACTTTAATCCCAGTGTCGTAGACTTCATCCAGAAGCCATCTGAGAGTGTCGATGTCCGTACCTACATTAGCGGCTGTGTAGAGGTTCCCACAGATCAAACATCCTCTGAAAAGCATGAAAGTGGTTGGGAAACCACAATCGCTGAGCTTGGCGCGACAACAATGCGTCCGTTTGATGTAGGGGACGTGACATTCTTTCTCGCTACCATCCGCGTCGAGGACCAAAACCGTCTGAATCTTGAGTAGCGGCTCCATATTAACAGGCAAGTCGTAAGGTCGCTCAGAGGCCAATTCACAGAATCCGGCCTCACTTGGTCTCACGGTGTCATCTGTTGCCAATTGCTGGACGACCGATTAGAGCTAGAACATTCTTTCTTCCAATTGCTCACTTCTCGGCAGGTCCCAGAATCCACGCTGGCTATCCTCCCCTGTGGAGTCAGTGAACTCAGCAAGCTACAACACGGTCGCAATACCGCAAGCGCCGTCGGGTCCGCTGATTATGCAGCGCCGATCGCTTTTGTTCTGAGTCTTAGTGATCGCGTCTGGGTTAACTGTGCCAACACCGGAATTCGTCATCCGGAGTTGCCCAAAGTTATCACCCCAAGTTTGTGCAAACAGGCTTGCTGAGCTCTGTCCATTGACCACTGTCTTGCATCCACGCATTCCGCAGAGGTACGCAACAAATTTGCGCTGCCGTCTTGTCCACCCATCAGTTCCAGCGAATGCCTGGGGTTCGAGCGGCATTGCCAAGGCATGATGTTTCAGTGCTGCGGGCCAGTCACTGCCGTTGACCAAGTCCTAGAAGCCCTCAAAGGCGCCTTCTTTACGACCTGTCAAATGAGTGCTGTCTGACACCGCCCACTCTGTGTACTGGGCGTTTAGCTCGTGCATCAGGACACCGCAAACGAAGGTGGCGTCTTTCCACCTTTTGTCGCTAAAGATCAGCTCTTTGTAGTGGGGAAACTGTGCCACGGCGGAGCTGAATCTGAACTGATTCATGCAGTGCAACAACACACCCAATGCTGGATCCTACACGATCTTGGGTTCGTCCATTGCAAAATCAGCGATATTGACTTCAGCTTTATATTCGCGCCTAATAATGTCCTAATAGGCGCCGAACTTCGCGTCATAGGCTTCTCTCTATTGCCCCAAATTCAGAACGGTCGCTGTGAGCTTAGCGTTCAAGGCTATGTTGTCGGCCTGAAGCTGCTGGATTGTGCTATCCTTCTCGTGAATGGTGGATCGCATTTGTTCGATCATTTCATCACGCGGGTCTGCACCCAGGACAGGGCTCCCTAGGCGAGGCGAGTCCCTGTGTCTTTGCGGTTTCGGGGAACCGCATTCGAAGTTGTGAAAGTATCTGACAACTGGCCTGCTGACTCTGGACGGTTGCATGAGCTTGGCACGCTTGATGCCATTTCGGGTGCTCATTGCAAAATCCTGGGAGCTGTGGCCAAAAGGGCAAAATTCTCCTGAGAAGCATCCCTGCTTCTGCCAG